GTAACAACACCAAGAAATGTTGCTGAAGTTGAGTCAAACACAACCATGTTTCCACCACCAGTAATCGTCCAACCAGTGTTGGTCGTCATGGTGTATTGGTATGCTGAAGCAAGGTTCACAATGTGGAACTCAAACGAAGTTCCAACTGCTTCATCTGTCAAAGCAGCAATTACAAGTGCTGCCGTTGGCAATGTGAAGGTTGTGTCTGCTACTGGTGTTCCAACAAACAACTTGCTCTCAAGTAGTTGTGCTGCTGTTGGTGTTGGTGCTGCGGTAACGGCTACTGCTGTTACCTTCTCACGTGCTGCAACGTATGTCTCCAAACGCTTGCGTGTGATGGCACCCTGTGTGTCATTTGCTAATAGTGGCATAATATTTCTCCTTGATTTCTAGTTGTTGAACTTAGGCTGTCTTAGCGGTCAGTTTGCCTTGCTTGGCACGGTTACGTACTGTCAAGTTGCCGTAGCACATGATGAGCGCATAGCGTGCATCTGTGTCTTCTGGCGAAATGAATGCGGTCTGTGAGAACCACTTGTCAGAGTGACCAACCAAAGTTAGATACTTGCTGTTCAAGAAGAAGAACGTTCCTGCTGTGCAACCAGTGTCGTACATTACAGGAGCAGCCTTGAACAACAGGTTCTGGAATCCAGCATCTGCAGTCTTGGTGTCCGTGTAACGGAGGTTTGGTTGGAGCAATGCTTCGTACTTCTCAAACAAAGTCTGAGTTGTCAACAAAGTATCTGGGTGGTCATTACCAACCGAAACCGTATTGTACGCAGTTGCCATTTGAGCAAGAGTCAAAGCAGTTGCAGTGTTCTCTTCGTATGACTTCCACCATGTATAGGTGCTTGAGTCGATGTTTCCAACAGTGTTACCTGACTCAACCAAGTTGCCAAGGCCGTTCCAGTTCTTTGAGCTGTTGCCAGTTCCGTCACCAAAAAACATCGTGTTGAAACCTTCACGCATGGACTCTTCAGCCTGCATGATTTTTGCTTCCAACAAGTTGATGATTTCAGCATCACCATTGTTCTTGGCTTCTTCAATACCAGAAATTGAAATGGATGCAGCGTACTGCTTCCATTCAAACTCTGCAGCAGAGATGCCTTCTTGTGGAGTAAGTGCCAGTGAGTCGTAACCAGAGTACGAACCAACAGTGTCGTTAAGTCCGTAGATAAGTGGTTCCACAATCTTCGTTCCGCCATTAAGCATACGAATGCGGCCCTTTTCCATAAGGGTGTAAGTCAACGGACGAGCAGTGAATACGTTGTCCGTGAGGGTCTTGCGATAGTTCGCAAGAGTTGTTGTTAATAGATTGTCAAAGTTGCTATTCGCAGCCATGTGATTTTCTCCTTGGGTTAAGCGTTAAGCATGTTGACGCTTTGCAGCCTCAAATGCTTCTCGCAATGATGTAATTGGTTTTGCAGATACATCCGCACTGGCAGCTGAACCGCCACTACTCACAACTGAAGCCTGACGCTTGGTTTGCACAACCTTGGCACGGTCCTCTTCAGCCTTAGCTTGAAGTTGCCGAACACCCACAGATTGTTCATACACTCGGTCAAACGCCACTTGCTTGTAAACCGACTCTAAATCTGTACTTCCCAAAGCCAAAGCTTTGGCAACTACTTCGTTAGCATCGAAGTCTGCACCGTATCGTTTCGTCAACATCTCAACAGTCTTTTGCAACTCATCCATGGCTTTATCTTGTTCAAAAGCCATAACTCGTTGCTCTAACAGTCGGTACTGCTTCTCAACAGGGTCTGCATACAGTTCTTCATCCGAAGTTGACTGTGCTACACCGTAATGTTGTTTAAGCAGTTCTAAGGTCGCAGTAGGGTCCTTCTGCAAAGCTTCTTGCAGAGCACCACCAAATTGAACTTGTCGCCGTTGCTCACTGAGTTCCTGTGTCTTGCGGGTATAATCCGCTTGACGCTGGTATCCAGAAAGCGCCTCTTTAAGTGATACTTGAACTTCTTTACCATCAACTTGCACCGAAACGTATTTGTCGCCGTGCTCATCAACAGGAAGCAATTCAATTTCTCGCTCACTGAGACTCTCAATTTCTTCAATCGCTTCAGTTATTTGTCCTTCGGTTTCTGCCTCGGGGATAACTTCTTCTACTGATTCATTGCTTACTACTTCACTCATGGAGTCCTTTCAAGGGGTTGCTCTATAGTTATGGTTTTATCGTTACATTTGTGGAGGCATACCAGGTGGCATACCCTGTGGCATCTGAGGTGGCATGCCAGGAGGCATGCCGCCAACCTCAGGAGGCAAACCTTGAGGTGAAACTGGAGCAGGAGCCATCTGAGGCTGAATCACAAATGATTCCGCCGAACGAATACCAAAACCATCTCCAAGTACATAAGCAGCAAGCTTTGGCATGTCAATGATTCCAGCACCAGCAAAAGGAGCCATCGCATCTACGACCTGCATTGCCATCTGTCGCCTAAACGACTCGTTTTGCGGCTGAGTAGAACCAGCCTCAACCTCAAAGTCAAACTCACCCTGAACAGATGCACGGTCAAACGTCAACCATAACTGAGGTTGCACATTGCCGGACAAACGAACAACTTGTTCACCTTGCAAAAACTGCTGCGCAATCTGTACCAACTTCTTGGCAACATCTGCAATAGAACGCTCAACAATAGCCAACTTGTCAGCAGCACGAGAATTAGATGCATCCTGAATAATGCCAGCTTCCGTCGCTGTGCGACGAATCTCAGGAAGAGCACCACGTGCGTAATCAGAAATACCAGTAACACGGTTAATGTCATTGGTAATCAATTCAGACTGATTGTAAAACTCGGGAGGGTTAATAACAGCCGGCATTGGACCTACGACCGAAGAAATAGATTCATCGGAAATCACAGGGACCATAACATTGTCCTCATCGGACTCAAGAGCCGACCTACCGTCGGCATCAAATGCCGACTCCTTGTAGAGCCACTTGCGAGAATAACGCTTACGATGATTCATCATCTGTGTACGAGTTTGATTCAATTCTCGTTGCAAAGGCTCAATAGCCTCAAGTTCGCCCATCGGATAAAAATGACCAGGAACATCATAGTTCCTAATCATTGTAAAAGGATGACCAAAGGAAAACGGAATCTCCATCGGAGAAACCAAAAATGAATCAGAACCATCACAAAAAATAGACATGGTATTACGTTCAATATCGTAATACTCCCAAATCTCTACATAGGAATAATCAGAAGACTGAGGACGACGAGGCTTGCCGGACTCCATACCCCACTTAGAATAATGAGAAGGACTAGCGTCAGCACGAGCCTTGGAACGATAACGCTTGTCACGTTTTACATCTTCAAGGGGTCTACGCACACGCTGTGCAATCCATCGAGCATCTTTCATCGATGTGGCATCAGCATCAACATACATATCGAAAGGGTCAATACGCTCAACAAAAGGTCTGTCCTCTTTGATAATCATCGTTGATTCAGTTACAGACTCTGGAGTAGAACTACTCAAATCATCAGCAGACTCATAAGAACCAGGCACCGCCTGTTCTTCTTCAACAAAACGATAACCAGTCTTTACCCAACCATGACCAATAATCAAAAAATCCTTAATAGAACGACGAAACTCATCTTGACACTCAAAATGTCTCCACCAATAATTAATAATCTCTTCAGTAATAATGCTGCGGTCTTTATCATCGTAATTACGAGCATTAACGGTTATCTTTGGGAAGTTCACAGAAACAGATGGGCTCAAAACGTTAATAGTCGCAAAAGCGATATTAACCAACAAACGGTCTTCGGCAGAATCCACAAAGTATTGCTTGCCACGATACATGTCAACCATACGCTTCCAAAGGTCATCAAAACTATCTTCACGTCGCCACCTAAGTGACTGTTCGATATTGTCCCGATACATATTGAGTAAATCATAATTAGATTTGCGAGCCATTAGTCCTCTTTCTCAACACTGTCTTTAACACCATCATGCCAACCAATATGCCCATCAATTTTGCTAGCAACTTTGTCCACCTTATTACCAATGACCCGTAATAAAATGCGCCCTTCGTTGTGCTGGTCGGTATTCTCTTTTCGGAGTCGTTGTAGTACGACGACAACTGGTCCCATGATGACTGCGACGACAATGGGAACCCAGACTGGTTCCACGTCACACCCACCGTTGCCCAACTGGTTCAGCCTTTATACCGGCTGACTCAGCTTGTCGCATCTGCTCACGCTGACGCTCAACAACCGTAGGTCCATGGAAATCCTCTTTGCCATAAGTAAAACCCCATCGAATACCTCTAATGTGGCATTTAAAGCAAATAGAACCCCTCTTAGGGAGTTCTGTCTCCATAAACGTAGATAGACAGTCCAAACAACGAAATTCTTCCATAACTATTAGAGTGTTCGTTACTTTGAAACGCTAAAAGAACCGATTGGCTCAGTTTTCTTAACAACTGGCTTCTTAATGTGCTGTTCCCACCAACCAAGAGTGTTCTTCCTAATAGTTATGTTCGGTTTATACTCAGGAAGCCAAACATACTTCAACATCTGATTGGTAATCGCCAAAGACATAACACGGTCATCATGAGGAGAGCCATGCATCTTGCCATTGGCTTCACGCACAAATGTACGCAATTCAGCCATAGTCTTAGCGTCATACAGAGAAAGACTCTCATCACGAATAGCAGCGTTCAGTTCGTCAATAGCCAAAGGCTTTGACACAGCAGTAGTTCTCCAACCAAGAGTCTCGCTAATCTGTGGATTCCGATGGTTCATCTTTCGTTGACGAAAGATGTTCCTGTAGCCAGACCTTTGCAAACCCTTCAACGTAGTGAGGCCGTGGTTGTTGGACTCAACACCAATCAAAGCAGAATTGTAATAATGTCCAATCTGCTTCAAAAACTCTTCGCCAAAAATATCAGGGTCTACGTGCCCATGCCAATGCGCAACAACCATGCCGGTATCAGCAGAAATAACATGAGCAGAACTAAAGTCTCCATGCCCCAAACCTTCTGCAACGTCCGCTCCAATCACGTAAGTCTCGCCTCGTGCGGGATAATCCCAAATAGCTAAAGCTCCACCATCTTCATAAAAGTCATAGTTGTTGCGACCAGATGATGCCTTCAAATATCCACGGTCAGGTTCAATCGGTTCAATCAGTCGTATTGCTTCAAGGTCAAAGACCGGACGACCAGAACGAATAAACGCTTCGTCAGGGTCATCAGGATATTCTTGTGCCATCTGCCAATCAGGCAAGTCTGCCTTCTTGGCGTCGTACCATGCTTGGTCACGGTCTCCAGCAGACCAAGGAAAAAAGATTCCAGTAAACCGATTGGTTCCAGTTTGAGAGCCAACCCACAGTTCATGGAATATATTCCCTTCA